AAAGCATGGTAGGCTTCCAGTGGAATTTATGGAGACAATAGTAAGCGATATTCGCATCACTATCGCCACCATTTATCAGTTTTTTGCTTCATCCACCAGTTCTTCCATGCTCAGATCATAGCCGTTGACCTCCATGACCTTTGCCTTATATTCGGTGTACTCACCAGGCTTGAGCATCTTCTTTAACAGGGCATCGGCACTCTTAACACCGTACGAGTCTTGGAGTTCGGCATCATTTAAATTAGGATAAACGGTACAAGCAACACACATCTTACCAATGTACTTGTCCGTGTCAGTTTCTTGATTATATTGACCACGCTTACCAGCGATAGGAACTTTCTTGGTACATTCTTTACGAATGATTTCATCCAGGTCAGAGTCAATAGCTTTGATTTCCCACTCGACAGGCTTACCATCCTTAACGAATCGCTTGGAAGCAACATACTTCACATTTTCAGAAGCAACATTACCAGCCATAAAAACACTAAAATCAGACATTATAAAATCCTCCCATTTAAATTAAATAAGCGGATGGAGTAATGCACTCCACCCGCTTTAAGTTAGTTAATCTTACAGAACGCCGTCCATCAGAGAAAACTTCTCAGGCAGTTCAAAGCGCTCGGCAGTAAAGTCAATGCTCTCAGTCAGAACATCGTCACTATCAGCATCAAAAGCAGCTAAGATAGTTGAGTCTAAGTTACAGTCGCACAGAATAACCGTCTGTCTACCGATTTCGGTAGTGGGGTCTTCGTTGGTAATTTGGATATCAAAGTAAATATCCTCACCAGTCTCTTGGAACTCATAAGCCAGTTCTCTCCAAATAGAAGTATTCAGATGGAACTCGGCACTACCCTTAATTTCAGCACCAACGGACTTATTACCCTTAGTGGTTCGACCAAGGATAGGAACTTGTGTTTTAACTTTCTCAATCGTAGCTTCCAGATTGATAGCAGACATAAAATTGTAACGGTTTCCCTTAACAGTGATAAAACATTCAGCCATCTTAGCGGAAACAGCGTTACGAGCGTGCATAGTCTGAGCCATATTATTTCACCACCCTTTACTGAACTATAACGGTCATGTACAGTTGACTCATAGCGTTAACGACTGTAATAACATCGTTAACCACAACAGCTTTCTTAGTATTACCCTGTTCAACAGTTACCAGAGAAGCATCAAAGTTTTCGATAGCTTGGATTTCTTCTAACTGTCTATGATGAGCAACGATATCAGCCCACAGACTGACACGACCAGAAGCATTGTTAGGAATTTTACCCAGATACTTAGTATTGAACAACTTGGCAATATCGTTAGCAATTTGGTCGATAACACGAATGGTTTGATTAGACTTGAAATCCTCTCCTTTTTCAGCGGTAGTTTCGGTAAGAGAAGACACATCTTCTAACAGGCGAACATCACCGTAGACCAAATGGAAAGCCATCTGACCATTCTCTATGCAATCTTCTAACTGACTCTGAGTCTTATCGCAAACAATAGTGTATTCACCATCGTACAGCATATTAGTACAAGACTTATTGATCTGACAACCAGCTTCTGCACCAGCTACCCACGCAACTAAAGCGTAAGGAGGAGCACCCTCATCAGAGACCGTGGAGATAACATTAATAACGCCCTCGTGGTTAGGATTATCCTGATTATAAACAACCGCCTGACACTTTTTACCCATATCATCACGCCAAGACTTAACAGCAGTAATATACTGGGCGGTATCATTACCGGTATAAGCGCAAATTACATTGAAATCATAAGGCTCTAAAGCGTTAATAACAGCGGAAGTTTCGGCAGTACCATCGCCAGTGTCATAAATGTATACCTTGTTAGCGTTGCAGAAAATCTCACGCAGAGCGATCACATCAGTAGAATCGTACTCTTTACCAAGAATAGTCGCACTATCCTTGACAAACTCGGCTCTAGTTATTTCAATAACAGTACCAGCAGCCTTATTCAGAGGTAAAGCAATGGCGACAGTACCTCTTTCGCCAAGAGTGGCGGTAGCTTTACTGGCATTTACGAAATTGATGTACGAACCGGGCAAGATTTTGTTTTGGGTAACAAAAACGCCACCACCTAACATAAAATCATCCTTTCATTTAAGTGTGAGAAACATTTGTTTCTTCAAGAGTAGCCATGGTATCAAGATTTCTGATATCCTTGGCAGTAGTAAATCTATAAGTAATAAAGACTTGTAAAACTTCGTCCACAATCTGCCAACTTATATTTTCACCACGGAGAGTAGTAGTTTCAAAAGGAAGATATTCTAAACACTCAACAATTTGTTCCGCTTTCGCATAACAATCTGTTTTCGTGTCCTTCTTATCTTCCGTAAAATAATGAATAACCATTGGCAGTGTACGGTCATAAAGCACAGGGCTTTTAGATCGTTGCAATGGAATAATCGTATCAATTGTAAAACACGGTTTGGTTAAGTTCTGCTCAACATTCTCTACATAATACTTATAGGAATCTCCGAAAGTGGAGTGGAGTTGGACAGTCACAGCGTTTAAAACCTTATTTACCATTCAGACACCACCTAAACCAACGTTCTAGTTCCTTTGCTATGAGTTTATTGAGAACATCGCTGTTCTCTAACTTTAAGACACTTTTTTCAACAAAAAAATGTCCAAATACAAATGTGGAGTCGCTATTTCCTTGGGTATATGGAACTGTTCTACGCTTTACTTCATACGGGCCGCCAAACTGATTGAAAGAGTAGTGACCATCGTTAACGGATAAGGAGTATGGAACTCTATTTATCAAATCCACATGGTAGCCGTTTCTCACTTGTTTAATCGTATACGCATAGTTTTCAGTGCCACCCCAACCAGCAGCCAGTTGACCAGTCTTAACAGGAGTTTCATTGAATAACATCTCTTGTAGTTCTTTGGCGAGTTTCTTGGTGGCTGTTTTACAAGTCTCATCAAACTTTGCAGCGTTAGCAATTCTATCGCCAAAGTCAAATAACTCGTCCAAATCCCATTTAAGCTTCATTGTCGTATAACTCCAAGACGATTTGTTGATGGTTACAATAAACAGCTGGACTACCAGAGCCCTTATACTTTTGAGTCGCTCCGTGTTGAGTGATCTCGATAACAGAACCAGGGTTAATTACTAAGTCTGGTCGAATAAAGAGGATAATACTTTGTGACACAACTGCAGCTCCACTTTGCATATTGGTAGATTGCTCGTATCTATAAGAGATTCGGCATGGTTCATCTACCAAAACAGCCACCTCATTTTGAGTGGTTTGGTGAGTGATGGGGTCAGTGGTGTCTTTGTATTCAAAAATAGTCGCTCGACCAGTCCAAAGAGTAGCTAATGGATTAGTGGCATTTGTCACGCCGTACTGAGGATTGATAGCCATATTACCACCTCAGTCTGCGGTGAGGGGTAATCCACTTATCAAATCCACGCTCCAAACGCTTCACAAAGCTATCAAATCTATTTTCCGGGGTATCTTCACCTTGTCCAACCGCATAAGTAAGAGTGGTGTCACCCTCTTTGATGCTCTTAATTACTGTGTCGTAGTTGAAACCTTCCAAACTACCAGAGTTCTTCTTGTAGAAAAGAAACTCACTACAAACACGGTCAACGATGCGTGGGTCTAATATCTCTGGAATGTCAGTAATGTTACAATAATTCTTTACATAGTTGAGAATCTTAATTAATTCAAACTGAATGGCTTTATCATCCTCTGCGGTAGCGGTATAGCCCAGTTGTTTTAATCTGTCAACTATGTGGTCTTTCGTAACCATGTACTCACCCCCTTATTATTTCAAGCAGTTTATCCTTGTTGCGTGTATTTTTGATTTGACTACCAAACCCATTTTCTTTAGCCCATTCACGGAGTTCGTTTGGAGTCATAGCGTTAAAATCGGGTTCGTCACATTTTTCTTGAGGTATTCGGGCTGAATCCTCACATTTTTCAACTGGTTTTCCGACTAAAACAGGAAGATAATCCAAACAATTTTCGCCTTGGATGATGTAACCATGAGTTACAAACCACTCGATCATATGTTGATTATCAGTTTCACCGACACCGTTCACAAATCGAACATTATTACGCAAACCATTAAAATCCTTAACAGGAGCGTAAATCTTCATAAAATCCTCCCCTTAATTGCAACTTATTCGGCAGTTGCAACGACAGTAATTTCAGCGTCAGCACTTAATTTGTTAGCTGCAAACGCTAATTTACCAGTAGCAACTGTCCAGGTGTAGTCAGTGCCACCAGTCTTTGTAACACCTCCAACCTTAACGGTAACAGCTGTAGGAAGTTCATAACCATCATCGGCAGTATAAGTAAAGGTGACAGCACCATTCTTCTCATACACACCATCGCCCTTATCAACAGTACACTTAGTCAGCTTGTGGACAACGGAAACGCCAACGGCTGGCATAGAGCCAACAGTAGCATCACCCATCATAGTACCGTAGCGAATGGTACCTTCCTCCACCTCATAGGGGGCGTTGGACTCACCGTAGCCTTGAATGGGGCTACCCTTCTTATGACCAGTGTAATAACCATTGGTAGCGATACGCTCACCGCCATTAGTCTCAACGGTAATATATTTAACAATGTTAGGCATATTATCAATCCTTTCTAAAGAAATTGAGAGGTAAGCCGTAGCCTACCTCTCATAAGGAGGAATCAGTATCTTACTGAACCTTAATGTTACGGAACACGCCAGCGGCCTTAGTGGACTTTAAGGCACAACCAGCAACCATCTCAACTTCGCCCTTCTTCACAGCACCAGCAGTAGAGAAGTCGGGGAGCCAAGTCTTGACAGGGGGTTGACCAGCCATAGAAATAGCGTGGAAACCATCAAGCCCAAACTTCACAGCGTAGATAGCGGTAGTACCAGCAGAACCATCAACACCAATGATAGGCAGATTGGAACCGGGCTTGGCACCAATATCCACGAAAGGAATAGAGCCGTAATACTCAACCTTCTGACCGAAGTTGTTCATAGTGGCTTGATACATACCCATGCGCCGAGCAATAGCACGGAACTTAGCCGCCATCTTGGAGTTACACAGGATAGCATCAGTACCTTCCATAGTCCCAAGCCACTCATCCAGAGCGTCCACAAAAGCTACAGCGTTAGCGGTAACATTAGCGGAGGTAGACAGGTCAATAGCAGTAATGGGGTTGTACTCAGTATCAGTACCAGTTACAGCAACATCCAGACCATCAAACACCAGAGGATTGGTAGCGGAATCACCGTTGATGATAGTATCAGAGAACAGAGCAGAAGCTGCCTTAACTTTCTGAGAAGCCTGGAGAGCTACTTCATCAGCGATACCGCCCATACCAGCAATAATACGGTCAACCTCATATGCTCCACCGAATACTTTGAGGTCTGTGGTGTATCTCTGCTTCTGAACTTCGTGAGATGTGTACTCACTGTTTACTGCACGAAAATCAGCTGTGGGCTGAGTAATAAGTCTCGTGTAACCATAGGTAAGTGTTGCTCCACCGCCTACAGGAGACACGCAATCGTGGAAGGGAATGTTATTAAGAATAAAAGAACTTTTTGCAAATTCGTCAATAATACCGATTTGAAGATCATCGGTGACATTCAGTTTAGCTTGGGCTAAAGTAACAGCCATAGTTAAAAATCTCCTTTATTATTTATTTGGGGTTAATGCCTTTGCAACTGCTTCGGCAAAAGTCTTAGCAGTTGGAGGATTGTTACCACCGTTAGCGGGTGGATTATTTGGTTGAGTTCCAGAGGGGGGAGCGACTTGCGCTTCACCAAACAGGAACGATGTGTCTTCACCACTCTTGAGAGTTTCTAACTGTTCAGTTAAGCCTTTCAGTTCGTCATTCTCAAAAGTAATCTTTGTCATATCCAGTTGTGCCACGACTGCCTTAATGTTTTTAGCTTTAGCATCACGGACACCACTTTCAATGGCGTGAGCCTTTTTGATTTCAGTAACTTTAGTGTTCAGTTCATTAGTTAAGTTGGTTTTATCGGTCTTTAATTGAGCAATCTCGTTGTTTAAAACTTCGACATCACCAACTTGACCCTTTAAGGTCTCAATCTCGTTATCCTTGATAGTAATTTGACCTTCTAACTCAGTGACCTTATTCTTATAAGTTTCTAACTCACCTTTCGCTCTACCAATGTCAGCGGAGTTTTCGTCTAGAATCTTATCAATGATATCCTTGTCCTCAACACCTAAGTTTTTCAAAAAATCTCTTTTCATATTTTCTCCTTCGCTTTTTATCGTGGTTGCTCCACAGGATTACAGTTTTGCGTCATGCTGGACATTAAAAGTAAGTGTACCCCACTCGCTTAGAATTACCATCGAATGTAATACACTGAAACTGGCCTATATGATTAGGCATATATTTACCACGGATAGCATAGCTTCCGTAGCGCTGAAAAGGCATGACTACAATGTGTTGATAGCCGACCGTTTTCACTTTGTTATGTGTTAAATCCATTCGGATTTTACCAAGCGGCTGGTGTGTTCCAAGGTGAGTGTGACCACTAATAAAGCAGTCGCAACCATCTACAGCGTAAGTCCATTGTTCGTCTTTGTTCTTAGCTTTACCATGCGTTAGCACCACACCGTATGTATTTGGATTCTTACCTTGTTTCCCAACAGTTAACTTAATGAAACAAACATTCTCTCTGTATCTGTCCTCGATACGCATACGGCAGAAAACATCGTAGAGCGGATTCATACCAACCTCTTTAACTGCCCGGTATTCGTGATTACCAGAGCACCCACCAATGATTTTATCCGCAATCGGATTTAACAACTCAAAGCAAACTTCCTTTTGAGCCATCGGTGAGAGAGTTTCTTCATAAACATTGGACTTGGAATTTTTCAATCCCATATTCATCATATCTCCAATGATCACGGCAACACCGTGCGGGTCATTCTTAATTGTGTCAACCCACTTTTTTAACAAGTCCAAATCGCACTCTTTTGAACCAATATGAACATCACCCAATGGGTAAACATTCAACTTTTCAAAAGTATCAAACTTAGACTCTATTAACTGAAAATCATCTATCACATTAATACCTCCCAATATAATGTGTAAAAAGAACTGGACTGAGCGGGGAGGAAGCCCAGCCCAGTCCTATATAGGAAAAGGGAAACCCTTAATCCATAATTGGAACTTCCCAGCATCGACAATGAGCGTGAATTGGGCTAGCGGTTACGCCAACTTCATACGCTGTCATAGGGAAGATTAAACCATGAAGTGAGCCACAATGTTCACAAGTGCGCTCATCTTCACGAGCAAAAAACCTATATTTCTTAATGTTGAGTTTTTTAAATATTTGTTTACGAGCAAGTGAACCAATGGCAGTAGATTCAGTAACGTACAGTCGCCATAAAATTTTCTCCATGCTAATGTATCGTTTATCCAGGTCTTTTAACACTTCGATAATCGACTTACGTTTCAAGAACGATGTTTTTAAATCGTTACAAATAACGCTTGCCCATCGGTCTTGATATGCTAAAAGGCGTTGTTCCCAGTTCAGATCATCTACTCCCCAAGCTAAATCGAGTATTTCATCAATATCTATTTCACCGTCAAGCATATCGAAGAAATCTAATTCCATCGAAACAACTTCTCGCAAATGAGTTCTAAACTCATTTCTTAATTTAACAAAAGCAGCATCAAACGTATCTCCGATAGTTGAAAATAGCACTGTTAAACGTTTTCTATGATCTTTATCGTTAACCCATTTACGAACATTTTGATAAGTAACCACTCCGTCTTTACCATATTTCTGGTAGAAAGTTCGAATTACTTTTTCAATTTCGTCATGAGATAATCCTAGACTCAATAGACTAAGCGCAAGTGCTTCTTCTGTAGTGGAGTATTCGTCTTGTTCTAGCTGGTCGAACTGTTCATCGGTATACATTACGCATTACCGCCAGTCTTTGCAGTTCTCGGCTTGGGGTTGTTTTTGGCTTGTATTTTCATTGTGGCATCCATTTCTTCCAACTCAGCTGCTTTATCTTCCTCGATCTGCTTTAACTCATGCTCCACATCAGTAATCCATGGGTGACGAGCAAGAATAGTACGATTGGAAATAATGCCAACAGACTTAACGCAGTTGTCAATCTTAGCGTCCTCGTTAATGAAAATGTCACGATTGAAAACAAACTCCACATCTTCCTCGGAGTAATCTTCATGCCCAGTGTGAATTAAATATTGGTCGATGAACCACTTCAATTCTTCAAAGCCAGCTTGGAACTCAGTTTCCATTGCGTTAACATCCAAATCAATATCGGTATACATAGACTCAATGTTCATTTGGTTGGGGTCGCCATCCATGCGTTCCTCCTTCGCATCGAAACCTCTACCATTTTCAACAATGGCTCGTTTCAGTTGCATCAGGATAGCTTGATAGTTTTGAGCGTTGACTTCAACTTTAAGAGTATCCACGCCACCTTGTACACCATCCACAGTAGTAACTTTGATAACACCATAGGTCGCAAGATTCTGTCTAAACTCTGGAATGTTAGTGCCATCGTAGTTCTTTAAGACTAAGATCGTAGTGCGGGGGTCTTCTTCCATGTTATTTTGAAAATCGCTTAACACCAGATTTAGAGCATCTTGCAAAGTCTTAACATTACGAATCAGCGGTGTTTCATTAGAATTATACTTAAACGGAATGATGGGTAATCTCGTCCAGTTATAACCCATGTTATTAACATATAAGTAATCGCTATGCGGATTATCCTCTGGAATCAGAGAACCACCTTGATAGCGGAAATGAGTAATGCCGTGAGTGGTGAACAGATCAATGTGGTAAATCAGCGTAACTCCACCATTGTCGTTAAACACTTCTTCTGGATAATAGCGCATAGCAGCTTCTAACTCAGTGTGGGCTTTATCCTTCCAAATCGGGCAAATCTCGTAAGCCGGGAAAACAGCAATCTTGAAGTTACTATTCTCATCATAGTAGGGATATAACCAACCAACGCCACCATCCACGGCGTATTGAGCGAGCATCCGCAGTTTGCGGTGAACTGTCTTAGTAAAGACCTTTCCAAGTTGCTTTAAATATTCGTCCTTGGCGGTAGCAATCGTCAACGGCTTACCAAGAACATAATTTGTCTTCTGGTCAACCAGTTTCTTATACTGGTTATCGACTAACCTATTATTAGGTAAGTTTTGTACCGGGCTAAGACCACCCTCGGCGTTCATTACCATTCGCT